GTGAGAAAAAACTCAGAACCACAAATCATAAACTTAATCGTCTACCCAGGGACATGGGTTGCGGAGGAGCAATTAATAGCACTGAAGGGAATCAAAAAAGGGACGCTTAAGAAGGCCCGGGAAAACACTTTCATGGAGGGAAGAGAGTACAAGCATGTGGCATTCGATGGAAAACCTTGGGATAACAGCCCGTGCTTTTATAACATTGACGAAATTGATCGATGGATTGAGCGACAGTCCATTGCTCGGCCCCGGCGATATAGATAAGTCTACGAAAGGTTAGTTTTTCGGTGGATACCAGCCTAGATACCTCTCGTTTGGATACTGTCCTCGCGAAGTTACTGAGCCGGTTCTACATACGGGATATCCCCGCATGTACCCGCCCATGACTATAAAGAGGAGATTCCTCCTATTTAGACAGCAACAAAGTAACTGAGAGAGACTCTGAGCAGCCCTACATATGGGATTTTCCCACATCTACTCGTACAGGATTCTAAAGGGCAGATATCTGCCCTTTCTGATATAACGCCACCAGCGCCGCACACCCAAGGTGAGGATGGATGGAGAAAACCGTCAGTTATACGGAACCTAATCCGTATAACAACGTTATACAGTGGTATACTGTATAGACCGAAAATACTGATATGGCGGCCCCTAATGAGCAAATCCAATCTGGTAGCATTCCGCGTTCCGACTGAATTGCATGACGCATTTAATCAGGATGTAGCGGCGGCGGGCGGTGACAAAACATCATGGCTTCTCGATGCCCTCCGCGGCAAACTGAACCAGCCAGAGAGCAATCCACAGTTGCGCATGCTTGAGCTGGTGGAGCGAATGGAAGTAGCGGCGGCTGCGCTGGCGGGTGGCAAGCAGGGGATTCCGCCGACTCTGTACAATGAAGCGGCTGTTATCGGGATTGTTGCTGATACTATCCGGGAAGGGTTCGACAATGGCCGCATTATCGCTGAGCGGCTCAATGAGGCCGGTTATCAGACAAAAGCAGGCAAAGCTTGGGATAAGGACATCTACAGCGCCTGGAAACGTCAGGGGGGCAATGCTGAGAAGCTATCGGCAGCGCTATATTCATAGCTCCATGGATGAGGGGAACAGAAGTGCACGAGATATATTATAAGGACTGAACTAAACCCCTTCAGAGCCCTCGTGAAGAGGGTCGTTGTCTGCATGCACGAATCCAAGCGCGTCTCCGAATCTGGCTCTAGGGAAGCCTGATTTCGGAACGCCCATCGATTCATATGAACAGCCGGGCATATTAGGTTTTTTATCGAAGAGTTCTGCAACCTGTCTGATCCAAGTTGACCCTGGGCCAATCATTTTGACTAGATACCACATTATGCATATGGCACTGTATAGACGTTCACTGGCTCTGGCATCGATCTTTAGTTCATCGAAAAAAACAGATTTCGGAATTGGGACAACTGCATGCTTACGGTTCCAGATGCGTGAGTGATGGGCGCAGCGATTACGAAGCAGATTAAGACACTGTAACCACTTCATCAGGGTTTGTTTGTTATCGAGTTGAAGACGTTTAATTATTTTTGCCTGCATACCACCATTAAGCATGGCGTAGTATTTAGACATCTGACCAAAATCCCAAGTCTCAACAGCAACCCAGAAAGGGATTTCTTTTTGTTGGCTGAGATGCCACATAATACACTCATCTCTACTGTCCTGAATTTTCAGATCCAGTTTCTTAAGCCACTTTTCAAAAGTACTGGGCTTCCCGTTCCGACCATCATTGAGGAGGCGTTGATTGATGTAGGATTCTTTTCTGTAAGCCAGAGGATCATACCGCCCCACCTCATGGGCGATGACTGATCGGATGTGAATCTCAATGCGCTCAAGAGCATCCATCATCAACATTCGAAGTTTTTTATCAAAAAGATAAAGATCGTAAGCCTGTTCAAATGACGTACCAGCAAGAAAATCGTCACTCCTGAATGACAGCCCTTCGTCGCTGGTACGTATAATTCGCGAGGTATACCAGAACCCTGAAAGACGATAATAGCCAACCTGAGATAACTTTCTCATCGCGCGTTGACAATCATGAATAACCATGCCGCGGCTCAACAAAAGTTCGAGCTGCTGACGATATTCTTTATGCGGCTTGGCTGCAATCATTCAGTTATATGGATTCAGATAATAAAAGGCCCGACCGTGAGACTCACAAACCAAATTGGCTACGGAGAAACAGGGGATCGGGCTCGGTTGGTGCTAAATGTACCTTAAGTTACCGACATGTCAATGTGACGTGTCACGGAAAAGTACCGAAAAACCATCTCAAAAGTGGCTATAAACACTATATGTAGTTTATGTTCAAGTTGTTATCCCCTACAGGATGACAATATAGATTTTAACTATCAATGTACTCATTTTTCTTCTTTCAGCTTTTTGTCTCTGTTATGCACTACTGATAGCCTAGTGTTATCATCCAACTGCGATGACATTCTCGAGCCAGCCATTGTGCAATCACGTTGCGAACAGTGCTGCAAGCATGGCTATCAAGCCCCTTATTTTGATGATTTGTTACAACAAGTTAATTTTCCTGAAAAAAACAGTTACCTCTTCATAGCGATAAAGTGCGCCGCCTTTGGGAGTACCAATCTCAGTAACAGGTGAAGGGAAAGGTGTTCCTGCGTTCTCCCATTTCTTCCGCAGACGATAAAATGTGGTTCTGGATATTCCGCCAAGCATTTCCTGGACCTTAGTTCTGGTGATTAATACTGGCGTTATGTTACTCATGATTTGCACCTTTCACTCACACAGTCGGAAACGCTGGCCATCCGCGCAATCCAGCAACTAGTGATTCTGGTACGGCAGATATTCTTGTCATTAGCAGTTTGCTCTCTGTTGTTGGCTGAAACACCAGATAGACAATTACCTTACCGTGATCTTACCGTATTCATGGGGTAGCCTTTTTCGATGCCCGTTCAAATGAACGCATTGACGCTTCAGCTTTGCGTATCACCCGAGCAAACCCTTTAGCGTCCCTCGGTTCTTTCAACCGCCAGTAAGCTGATTCAGTCTTTAGCAGTCGAGAGCGCTTTTTCTCGAAGGTATCCCATCTCATGCCGGCAGGCTTCGGAAACTTGAGCGGGCTATTTAGCAGGCTGCCCGCGGGCGGGTACTCATCCCCCCAAATATTATGTCTCTGCTTCCACACGCTGCGCCGTAAGCGAGCGATCTCATCTTCACTCTGGCTGGCATAGTGAAGGCTCCAGCATTTACGACACCCTACGTCCTTCCGGCCAATAAATAATTTCGCAACCCGGCCACCACAATGCGGGCAAATGTACCATCGCCGATAGCCAAAACCTGCCCGGGTGATCGTGATGCCAATAACCCGCATTACCCCGTTGATTGTCGCGCTGTAGCCACCAGAGACCATCGAGAAGTACACCCTTCCGCTCTCGGTATCACAAAAAATCTGTGTTTTCGGGCTCGAATCCACCAGCTTTCTTTGCAGATTTGCCAGAAACTGGAGGTTAATTCGTGGTAGCACAGAGGTGTAAACCCGCGTCTGCTCTCTCATTGGCTCAGATCTCCGCTAAAAAAATCCGAAAATGAATACGAAATTATATGAGTTGTGCACAATTGGTTACTGCGAATACGGTCTGATAATCGTTGCTATGACCTTAACAATTGTTAACCACTCATGGGGTAAGCGGTTTTTCCGCGTGTATCGGTTTCGTTTTTCCGCTATCAGCGTTTTGACAGCTCGCGAACGATAGCGGCAACCATCTGCGGCTTCGCATCCTTGATACCTTTCTGCAGAAACTCTTTCTTTGCCGTCGAACGCCTGAACGTCTGTGGTATAGCCGGATCTTGGACATAGATTGCATAATTTGCGGAGTATCCGATACGGCCGGTTATTCTTGTCCCTCTGGCTACGACTTCCCGAAACTGTGAATTTAGCAGGGTACTGGTATCAATCGGTGTATAGAGGGCAGCGACCAACGCACCTTCGTATAATGCCGCCTGAACTGCGCGGTAGGCCCGGCGTCCGGCTATATCTTTCACCAGCACATTGATGCTGCGTCGGATGTTGTTCATGCCCCTGCCTTTAATACCCATATTCGCTACCCCGATTATCGCGCTTCGCTATAATTAAGCCTAATTATTGACTTACATCGCCGCGCGCAGAACACGCTAAACAAGTACGCACTGAAAAAACCTTCCTTTTGCTGCGTACCGTGCTGCGTACTGCGTACCTAAAAACTTAGACGGCTCAATTATCATTATTGCTCTCAGCCCGCTACTGGCACGGGTTTTAACCCATCAATGATTTAAATCAGTCAAGTACAGTCCAATATTTTAAAGCCGTTTTCGGTGCGAACCTTTGTGCGAACCACTCTCCTGCGAACCATCATCCGTGCTGGTGGTCTGCCGCTTTATCTCCAGCCAGCGGCGGAATCCCTCTAACTGCCGGGCCTTACCCTCTGGCGTCTTTGCGCCGGTGCTCATGCCGCCATGTAACTTACAGCGGCCAGAAGCGTAGAGCGCCGTCATTTTGCACGGTGTCACTTTCCTCGTCGTCGCTCCGCACGTCATATCCCTGCAAGCTTCCGGAAAAGGTGTTCCGCCGCCGATATCATCAGCCCACGCACGGTATAGTTTTCGCTTTTCGTCGTTAGTCACGGGATCGCCTTTCGATGTCAACTTTTGTCACCCTCTCATGGGGTAGGTTGCTTACTGGCTGCGTTTACACGAAAAAAAGTTCTTATTTCTGACATGTGAAAATGCTCTTAAACTGGCAGTCCTGTAAAGCATAAGGAGAGGGTTTACCCCTCCCCTTAGACCACATTAAAAGGCTCCCCTTGCCTGCCGTCTAAGCCCGTGCGCATCTGCGATCGCTGTGGACATTGGGCCGCCGGTATCCACGTCATTGAGAAATCCAGTAACTGTCACCACGTCACCTTGCTGGAAAGCTTCAGTGCCAGTGATGTTGTGCTGGCTGCCGGTTGTCTGATCTATCAGCTGGATATTTACCTGTATCGGCCGCTTAGAGCTATCTCCCGATTGGCTGGATGATGCTGATGAAGTTGGTAGGTATTCTTTACCTGTAGACGCCTTCGAGATCGTCGGAGAACTGCCGGTAACATCCTTATTGCTGAATACCCGGCCTCGGTCACCAGGAATCATAATTAACCCGTTCTTGGTCTGCAGGAGTTCAGGCATATTCCCTTCGCCAACCTGGTACGCGCCACCAGCACCTACAGTTCCGCCATTTTTTCGTTTGCCGGCCAACGCAGCACCAATGGCGAACGCAGCTACCATGCCGGCAATACCGGCAATGGCAGCCCCACCGAATGTGGCGATAGAGGCTGCGGCTGCGGCAGGAGCCCACGCGGCAGCAGTTTGCGCACCGGCCTGTTGTGATGAGTTAGATGTCATCTTATCGGCTATCATCGCCATCGCAGCATTTTTCAGGTATTGAATACCAACTTCAACCAGAGCCTGAATGACGCTATTAAGAATGGCGTTACCCAGATTCTTGAAAGCCTCTGTGGCGCTTTGCGTACCGTTGATTAATCCCGTCATCGAACTGGCGGCCTGGCTGGCAAAACCATCAACTGCCGCTGCCATAAGTTCGTTAGTTGTGCTTTGGTTGCGGAATATCTCCCATTGAGCCTCAATTCGCTGTTTTTCATAAGTATTGTTTGCAGCATTCCTGAGAGCTAAAGATTCCTGTTCAGTGATTGTCTTTTGCTGTTCAAACTGCTGAATAAGCGCAAGTTCCTGCGCATGCTGGTTATCGAGGCGCTGTACTGGATCTACCTCGCCGGCTGCCTGTTGCTGTGGCGTAACGACCTGCTGCGCACGAATTTTGGCTAGGTTGACCTGATGCTGCTGTTCCATCAACTCCGATTGCTGGTTATAGGTCTTCTGATCAATCATCTGGCCATCGAGTTGGCGTTTAAGTTGATCTCTGCCGTCAGAATAGGCTTTATTTTCCTTCCTGAGCGGGTCATTGCTGACCGCATCATTAAGGTCTTTCTGTCGCTGCTGAGCCTCAAATAACTGCCCGGCCAACTCACGCACTCTTTCCTTCTGTGCATCCGTAGCCTTAGCTCCGAGAGCGGCCACAGCATTAAACTGCGCGGCCTCTCTAGTATTCTCGTCATAGCGCATTGTCAAAACGGCAATCTGCCGCTGCAGGTTGTCGATTGAATCGTCGCCGCGAGCAAAGGCATTCTTTGAGGGCTTGTCCTGCTTTTTCCTGGCGTCGGCAATTTGCTTATCCAGAACAGCAGCAGCATCAACGTATTTCTTATCGTCAATGAGCCCTTTAGCCTTGTCTTTGCTTAGTTGTTCACGCTGCTGGTTGAGCTTATCAACGACTGTTTGACCAGATTTAATAATCGAATTGGCATTGTTTTCTGCAGTTTTCTTTTCGAGGTTGGTGATATATGTGGGAGTTTCCCCTTTAGACGGCTTGTAAACATTTTGCGAGTCTTTACTTGCCTGCTGAGCCATTAGGATCAAGGCGCGCTCCGCCTTAAGCCTTTCAACCGTTTGCTCAGTTTGTTTTATTCCCCAGCCCAAGCCTGCCTTTCTCGCCTTAGCTAAGTCAGACTCAGCAACAGCAAGTTGCTCAGTATTTTGCTCAAGCTTTTGAGTTAGCATCACAGCGTCTGGAGCGTTTCCGGTTGCGACGCTGATACTGAGCGCGGCGCCGTCCAAAAACTTTGCCAGATAGCGTGAAGCCCCAATAGCATCATCTATTTTTGACACCGCCACACCAAACTGAGTAACCAAGGCATTGGTAGCCTGCGTGACGGTACGAGGCATTTTTTCAAACTGCTGGTTAATTTCGTCCGACCGTTTTTCGATCGCCGTAAGCACTTCACCAATATCTAACTTGCCGGCCAGCATCAACTGGCGGAGCTCGTTAAATGGAACCCCCATACCATCGGCAATCTGCCGCGCCAGTTCCGGCATCTGTTCCAGAACTGAGTTAAACTCTTCCGCCTGAATTCTGCCGGACGCTACAGACTGCATAAATTGTCTTAGCGCATTAGCCATTTCCTGGGCTGATGAGCCGCCGATAGTGCCAATCTTCTGCAGCGTCATCACTAGCCGGTTAACATCGCTGTTAGTAGCACCTACGGTTTTCAGTGTGGCGGTGAGCTGCTGCCAGAGGTTGACGGTATCACCGAGGCTGGCCCCTGTTGCAGAGGCAATATTTACCAGTTGCTCAAAGCTTCTGGCTCCGGCTTCGGTGCTGGAAGATAGCCGTGTGACTCGTGCCTGAAGCAAGGTAAATTCTTCAGATAGTTGCTGGAGCTTCATCAACGCCTGAATTGATATGTACCCCTTAACGGCCACAGCAAGGCGTGAGAACCCCCCTCCCAACTTATCGAGGCTTTTATCAAGTTTTTCTGCGGAGTTGCCAGCCCTTTTGACTGAGGTCTCAATCTGTTTTAGGGCCGCGTCAGCGGCGCGCTGCCCAGAAAGCAATTTTGCTACATCCGCCTCAATCTCTATCGTGTAATCGCCAAAGCCTGTTGTCATGCTCACCTCAATGGATGGTTATTACCTTATTTTTTTTCAGGGATATGGTGTTCATGACTGTAATGACATGGCGACCATGCTCAGTAAGCCGATACTCCGGACCATCAAAAGAAATAAACTCCATCAACATTCGATAGGCCTTACGCTCGAAGGTCGAGTCATACTTATCTTTGGACGCACTCACAGCGTTATCAACAAGTCCGGCTGAAAGTAGAGGGGCTTCGACACACCCGCTAACGCCATCCACGATAAGAACGTTGCTACCCGTTTCCCGGCGCAGATCGCGGATATAGGTTTCGGCAATGACCTCAGCCAGTCTCTGTAGTTGCTCCATCATCCACCCCGCTTAACGGATTCAAGCCCCTTAGCAACCAGGGCGCGGGCAATAGCGTTAACTGTCGGAGCTATTCCAACCGGAGAACGCTTTCGCTCCTCCTCCTGAATTTCACGAATAGACTGAAGGTGCTCCCGGCAAAGTGCGACCGTGATTTGTGTTCGATCCATCTGCTTACCCCTGATATTTATACAGTTAATTAACATTGTAGTTTATGCAATAAAAATGGCAAGCATTGCAATTTATGAAACATAAAAGCACAAAAAAACCCGCCGAAGCGGGGTTCTATGTCTGGTTGGTTAAAACTTATGGTAGGTCTTTTCCGCAGAATCGGCACAATATTGCTTCTTTTTTTATTATTTCGGCGCAATACGGACATTTTTTAGTATCGTCTACTGAACCGCCACCAGCAGACTCCGCGCCAAACACCTGTGGTTCGAGCTTTACCACTCCTGGGTTTGTGAAAGACCAGACAAGCGCGGCTATCCAACCCAAGAAGCTCCAGCCTAGGACAATATTTAGCACCCATATTGCCGTAGCATTTTTATGCTCCCTTGAACTGGCTATAACGCCGGGAAGAACATAAATGATAATAGCGAATATCAACACAATGATGTGCCATACTGACATCAACTTATCCCCAAAAGTAAATAAAGTATTATCGTAACATCGAAGAAGACTAATCCAATACAACCACTTTCATCGACTTGTTTTTAACCTGAACGCCTCGCCGTTTGGCTGAGCAATCCCCATGCGGTGCTGGGTCTCCCTTGCTGCTTTGTGAAGACCGCCGAAATCCTCAGCACGGGCTGGTTGGCGTTTATCTTCTCCAGGCATTCATCACAACGTCACTTTAACCACTCCCGGTCGTTATCAGAATATGGAATCGATTGTTTATGGACTTTGAATAAACCTTTGGCGAAGATTGTCTAACAGACTGCCGCAGCCATGCCTCAACCTAACAAGGAAGACCCCGATGCCATTACCTGAACGCATGAAGCCAGCCAAAATCAGCCGTCAGAAACTTAAGGTTCTGGCGGACGCAGCCGAAGAAATACTGTCGCAAATTGATAACGGCGCCGACGAAGATGATGAAGGGCTAAAAGCGTTGATTGATGACTGGAACAGGCAGGTCGTTAATCCTTATGAGTTCTCTGATTTCCGGGACTTTTCCTCATGGACCAGTGCAAAGGACTTTACCCGGATGGCATTTAATCAGAAGAAATACATTGAGGATTTAACCTGGGATGAGCTAGTTCAGATAATCAGGTTCGTGTGCAGTGCTGAAGGTAAGGAATCTGAACAAAGCTACGCTCTGGGATTGCTGGAGAAAAACTTTGATGCCAATCCGTCCGATCTCATCTACTGGCCTAATGAATGGTTCCAGGACGAAGACATGCTTCATGTAGATTTGACGCCTGAAGAAATCGCCGGATACCTGATGGCAAGATCTGGCCGGCTTCTAAGCGATGCGCCACAAATCGACCTGAGATACCCGATCCCTCCCGGCGCAGCAAGTTAACGCTAAGAGACATCAACCCTGATGTGCCTATACATAGCCAGAACACGTCAAACCTGCCTATCTATAGGCAGAACACACCATTTCTGCCATACATAGCCAGAACACACCGTTTCTGCCTATAAATAAGATATGGGCATTTTCATGGGGCGGTATGATTTTACATGTAACGTTTTAACTGCCACGCAGCAACGGGTACCAGGAGAAAATGGTAATAAAGATCATGCCGAGCATCCGTCACCTCACATACAGTTCCGCCCAGTGTGGTTAGCTGTGGTCGTTTACAGACTAAATATTTATGCATTCATGCGGGACTTTCTAGCTGATTGTTGGTACTGATCATTTGTCAGGATATGTCTAGAGGAGAATTCTGTATATTCTCGGGGGTATTGTAAGAAATCTTGGCTTAGATATGGACAATATAGAGATAGCAACTCTCTTACCCGGAGCTACGCTGTTTAGCGATAGCAACATAAACCAGACATGGAAAGCCCATGTCAGAACAGCAACGAATACGGTTGTAGTGTTTGCAAAGATAATTGATCCCCGGGAAATTTGCGTGGAAGCATTCTGCGCTATTCTTGGTAGAGAGCTAGGAATACCAATTCCTAAGCCCTTCCTTGTTCTCGCAGATAGCACTACGTTGGATGTTATCCCCTCGGGGCAGCATGCACTGATGTATGGTTCAGAAGATGCGGATTATCCTAGTTTTCGACGGTACGCCGATTGCAGTCAATCATTCGAAAAGCTACAAAATTTTAAAGCATCTCTGGATGTTGGCGTTTTCGATGAATGGATTGCCAATCATGACAGAAATGTTGGTAACATCCTTTATGATGGATGCGATGATTTTTTATTTATTGACCATGGCCTCGCGCTTCCAGAAGGTCTGCCCGCTAACGAACCGGCAATCGATAACAATATCTTGAGAGCCCTATTCTCATTCAAAACCGAATTAGAAAAATTCCGTGATTTACGAACCGCCTCTCAGATGATAGCTCCCATGTATCGAGCTTTAAATTTGGAGGACGTAATGTCTAGCGCTCAGGCAACAATGTATGTTCCGGATGCGGTGATCGCACAAATTTTAGCTTTTCTAACCGAGAGATTGTCATCAATCGAGACTCTGATAAGATCTAGACTATGCATCTCTCAAACGGACATGTTTCAATGACTTTTGACATCTCACTCTTTCCAGCTAAACCAACCTACGCAGGTAAGTGGTGGTCAGTGTCCTTTGAGCCCATCATCGGTTCAGGCGAACGGATTAATGCAATCATTGTTGCTCGAGGAGTTGATGGTAAGCATGAAATAATACAGTCCATCAGAGATGAGGTTCTCGACTCAATCTACGGAACGAAATCAGAATCAATCAAGTCAATGGTATCCTGGGTGAAAAGCTCTCTCCATTCTCACCTGAAATCCAACATTAACTTAGAACATTGGGCACCGCCAATTTCTGGTTTCGCAATCTCAAAAAATTCAGACGCACTCGATGATAGCTTATCTGGGATCTTAAGGCAGGCTGTCAGGCTAACAGCAAGTCTAGGCACTTTAACTCTTGAGGCAGAACGCTCAGAAGATGATGACCGCTCGAGCCAGAAACAGTCAGAGCAATGGTCAACCAGAATATCTGACGAAGCCAGAAAGCTAAACCCGAAGCTTTCAGATTATTTTGGTACCCGAGTCCAGCTATCAAGTGCGCAGTTGCACACGCGCTTTGGATTTTATAATGATATTTATGCGTCTAATTTTGGGTTAATGGTACCTAGTCGTTTATCGGCATCTATTAACTCTATTAAAGCAAAAGTATATGATTTAGAATCACTTTCTCGTTCCAGCATGGTTTTGAAGCCAAATACTCTCGACGTTATCGTTGGTATTCCTTCATTCGAAGATCCAACCATCCCACCTAAAACCGTTGCAAGCATGCGAGGTTATGTTAATGAACTCACTGAGTTAGCCTTAAAGGAAGATATTAATTTCATTCCTGTAAATAGTGCATTCGAAGCCGCTCAAAGGATTATTAAAATAGCAGCTTGAATCACACAATTCCGGCTTATATCAGCAAAAAAACCACATAGCTCCATCAAAAATCATCGTCATACGGCGGCGCCTGGTCATATCCTTCATACCCGACAGCGGGCGGTTGCTGCTCATGAGCCCTGCGTAGGGCATCAGTAGCCTGACCTTGTTGCCCTGCTTTACCACCTGGGCGTACCGTTCTGGCACTGAGTACACTGTCCGCAATAACCTGATAGCCTTGCTGTGTACCGCCATCCTGACCAGTCCACTGATTGAGCTGCATATTGCCCGCCACGCTGACAAGGTCGCCTTTACGGTGTTTGGCCAACGCATCAGCCTGCTTACCAAAGGCAATGACACCCAGCCAGAAAGTAGCCTCTCCGTTATCTGCCGCATTACAGGGCAGCGCTACCGCCAGGCGGGCCATAGCCATATTCGTACCTTTTCCTGTTGTTCTGGTCTGCGGGTCGGCCACCAGCCGGCCATACGCTGAAATTTGAGCTGTCATCGCTGTGATCCTCTCTCTTCTGATGCCCTGTACCTGATTCAGTGTTGGTTCAAAATGGTAGTTTGTTGCCTCAATGTTGGTTCATTTTTCAAACATGAAACCTTATTAAACAGATATATATAACTACTGAGGCAACTGAACCAACTGAACCAACACCTAAACTACACACATGAAAGAATGCTTTTACTCTGGCTGGTCGTCGTCCGGCAGATACTGCAGGACATAAACCCGAATCTGTCGCCCATCAATGCGTGGCGACTTTCTCTGGAACCCCCGGCCTGAAGTCGGCGGTGTAAGCATGCCGGCTTTCTTCAATACCTCCGCAAACTGACGGGAGTTAAAGCCGCGGGCGATCTCCCCTTCGAAGGCCGCCGGGAAGGTGTAGAACACCATTGGGTCAGCCTCGTGACCGCCTTTCTGCCGGTATCCCGCCATGTTGGAGATTGGCAGACTGCTCGGGTCATACGGGAACGGCGCAAAACGGCTCATGCCGTAAGCGTTCAGGAATGCCTCTGTCTGCTCGATAATTTGCTGATGTTCTTTATTGCCGGTACCAAATTCGCGCAGCCAGGCGTTATAACTGTACTGGATAGCATCCCGACACGTCTGCTCATCCCACCCAGTGATCACATTACCTAACAATAGTGCGGCTTCCAGAATGGCAAACCGGGCGCCAACACGATGGACCTGCTCCCCGTAATCCGACGGGATCAGGCTACGCCAGCGCTCTTCCGCTGCCCTGACAGCACTTACCGCCTCTTGCTGGTGGTCCGCCAACCATTTCACCCATTCACGCCCGGACACTCCGTGGTTGTGCTGGTAAGCATCTTTGAGAGCATCGGCATGGTGCTTACCATTGGTATGCTCATGGAAACGCACTGCCCGACGCATCGGAATGTTCAGCAGGCGAACCAGCTGGCCCGCTTTAGCCTTACGGCCGGCACTGGCAATGAAGGTCTCCAGATCCATCTCACCGGTACTGATGGCCACAGTACGCCAGCGCTTCAGGTCGCGGTTCCCCCCTTCCTTCGCTCCCTGCAGTTTTCCCGTGCCGTTAAACAGCGCGTAGGCCGATTTATAGACCTCCACCGGGTCAGCCCCCTGGCCGATTTCGTCAAGCGGCATCAACGCGTCATTATGTGCGGCGGCCTCATTCGCCAGCCCAAGCGCGGTGCCGTACCAGGTAAGGCGCAGTACATCCGGGTTTCCGTATAGACTGGATGCCACGTTAGCAGTGGTGGTCTTACCCGCGCTCGACTGTTCGTAGAGGTGGATACCGAATCCATCAGCGCCAGCAAGGCCAATCAATGGAGCTGCCAGAGCTGCGGCCACGCCAGTCATCATCGAGTAATTGCCAAAAGCCAGACGTCCTACGTTCTCCTGCCAGCTCAGCGCGGTACCGCTGGTGGTGTAACCAGACGCGGCAGAACTTCGCCCGTTAAACAGCACAGGTTGCTCTGGAGTACCAATAATCTCGCCATCCGGCATGATGTAGGCGCCACACTGCCAGCCTGTAGCATGCGCAATGCGCCATACATCTCCATTGGCACAGCTCTGAAGCCAGTCGGCTAGCGTTGCACGTAAACCACTTTTGGTTGTGACGTTAACCCCACCAGCCTTGAGTGTTCGCCAGCCTTCTCGTTCACCGATATCGGCAAGCGGTATAGCCTGGACAGTCTCACTCTTCGCACCAAATGCCTGCCAGCACAGGATCAGGTAACGGGTTTTACTGTCATCAATGCCAATACCGATGACCTTCAGAGCAGAACACAACCAGCTTTCACGGCTGATTATTTCCCCGGTATCTTTATCTGATTTGGGTTCAACCCAGTACACGCCATCAATACGGCTTTGGATATGAGGTCGCAGGGATTCAGGTTTTGATGCGATCTTCTTCCCTCCGTTGATAACTTGCAGCTTCGCGGACACTTCAGGCTCCTGCGGTTGATACATCGAATCGTTAAATGCTGCTGTGGCGGCTTCCAGTCCGTGCTTCTGGTAGTAGTCGTTCCAGTCAGCCTTTTCCTCAGACTGAGGTAAAGCCATCCAGCCAGAAACAGCTTTAGCGGCTTTCTCCGCGGCTTCTTTGCCTGTGTTTGGCTCACCAGGTTTAATGTCGTTGTCGGCGGCGATGATGATCTGCACATCCGGGTAATGCCGTCGCATCACCTGCGAAACAGGCAGCAGGTTTCCGGCATCGATTGCGGCTACTGTGAGCGCGTCAGGTTGAATTAAGTGACACGTTAGAGCGGTAGACAGCCCCTCTGCAATCACGACGCTTTGTGGCTGTTCCAGCGCGTTTACGGCGTAATATGCCCCGCGCTTTGACGAACCCTTCATGAGTCGCTTTTCTCCCTGAGCGGTAATGGTCTGCGCTGCTATTACTGCGCCGGATTCACCCACCAGCGCCAGCAATAATGATCCATCGGAAAGAATGGGGAAGGTTAAGCCGCCCAGCCCCTTACCAGTAAGGTATTCAGATTCGCCCAGATTAGCGCTCTGGCGCTTCTCATCGTACAGACGGGTAAACGTAGCCCGGCGCTGCTGTGCGTCCCCTGCCGCCCGCTGTAGGCGCTCCTGCTCCAGTTGTGTACGCTCGGCTTCCAGCTGCTCCCGTCTCTGGCTGGCGGTGGCTTCGTCCTGTACTGCTGCCCGGCAATCAATGCCCAGCACATCAGCCACCAGCCGTGCGGCCTCTGTGGTGTCACATTTATTCACCTTGCGAATAAGGTCGAGGCCGTCTCCGGCGCCGCACTGGTTGCAGATAAAGCTGCCGCGGCCGCCATCATCGAAACGGAAGCGATCCGAACCGCCACAGGACGGGCACGGGCCATGCCTGCGCGGTGAATCCGGCACATTAATATGCAGTCCCGCCAGCACCACAGGCCAGCGGCCAGCGGCGGCATGAGTCACTTCGCGAATAAGGTCGATATTACGCATTCTCACCCCCGTTATTGCCTGCCACGGTTGCGCCCATATCGTTAACCATGCTTTGCCATATCTCAAGACCGCGCCCGGTCAGACCGGTAGCGGTGACGCAGCGGCTAAGCAGCTCGATCCCTACGCTTTCCCACTGCGGGTAATGTTCTTTCAGCGCCTCCAGCGCGTAGCCGTCGATGAGGTCGCGGACGCCTTTCACGCCACCGACAATCTCCACGCGGACAGACTCGCCATCCACATCAATCATGAAGTAATCGCCGTTGCTGGTGGCGGTGATATGGTCATACAGCGCCGCAGCATACTGGTTCGCCAGCGCATTCAGACGGAAGTTTTTAGTAATCATCAGGCCCCCTTAGTGCGCCACCGGCACTTCGGGAAGGCCGTTTTGTTCTATGCCATCAATAAAACCATCATGTAGCTCTGCCAGTATCTCGCGCCCGGCGGGCGTGAGTTCTCCGGCTTCCACATCCAGCATGGACTGATAAAACACAATGGCGTTTTCCGTACCCTGTTCAGGGCCGTAACGCTCGATAAGAGCCCCCTCAATGTTGTTCGCCATCGCCAGCCGTTCAGCGAATGGATAAACCACAATTCCCGCTTTACCATTGGAGTAAATCGCTACCTGTGACGCGGAGCCGTCCGGTTCAGTAACCGTGGTGGTGCCGTTCTCGCGCTTCATTTCAGAAACGAACGTCGCAGCAATCAGCCAGCGCCACATGGTGACGTTGTGTTGCGCGGTAAAGTCGAAATATCCGCAGTTTCCGCCCTCTGCTACTGCAAGGTGAATGTCATAACCCGCGCTGGAGTCGTCATAATCTCCCGCATCCAGACTATTCACGGCTTCGTCATAGCCAATAAGCCGAACTGTTTCACGACCATCGCTACCAGAGCTGGTGATCTTCACCCCTGCAGGTGTAGGCTCTGCACGGAATGGTTCGGCATTTCCCGACATTTTCGGGAATGGGTAAATATTGCTCACGACCTGCCCTCCTTAAGTTCACGCATCGCATAATCATGTAACGCGCTGTCTGCCTCGCTCATGGCTTCCGGAACGCCATTCAACAACGTGATGATTGAACCTAAGAGCCGCGGGAGGTCTGGGTCTGAATCTTTCGAGGTTCTTTCCAGCCACAGGGATAAAACGGCCTGCGCCTGCTCAACCTGGCAGGTCGCATCTATAAGCTGTAAATGGCTCATGCCTTGCCCTCCCTTTCTGCGAGTTCCGAAATCAGCCATGCCGCTACATCACCTGAAAGGCGCTTTAACAGAGTGGCGATCGCTGATACTTCGCTATCAACGAGATGATGAGGAGAATCCTCAACAAGACGACAGATGATCTCTGCCTGATGAGCACGCTCAGCGGCTTGCTCAAGGGTGATTTCACGGCTCATACGCTGGCCTCCGCATCAATTCGGGTTATATCGACAATCGTCAGGACTTTATCCAGCCAGCAATGCACGATGGCCGCTTGCTCATCGTCAAGGCGTGGGGATAAATCGGTCATAACGTGAGCCAGACCATTACGGGCGCGGGTCATGCGTTCCACGGTACGCTCTGCCAGCGTAAAATCTTCAGGATAAGGTTGCCCACGGGATAGCATCGCCTCGGCCTCAAGCTCGGCAGGATGGCGGTATATAGCGTTTATATTCATTTGGCTGACCTCACCTTTGATTCCTTCCCGCAGTCAGAACGACATACCCCCGCGTTCGCTGCGGTATCGTTCAGCGCCAGCACCACCTCACCAACCGTACCCAGCATTGCGCCTATTTTGCGCATGTCTCCCTTTGCGGTTTCCTCGGTGTAGTTGTCATTGTCCGTGGCCCAGAACATCAGGCTGCCAATGGCACTAATGCCGAGCATCAAATCACTCACGGCCTCGTCTGCGCGGTTCTGAATGCTTTCCAGCTCATCAGCGGTGGCGCCTTTGCCAAACTCGTGGCGAACTAAATCGTTATACAGGCTCATGCGGCCACCTCCTGAACACGGGTAATGCGCACATGGCTGAGACCTTCACGATGCGCCTGAAGCACTGCGTGGGACGTTGCTGTTTTGGTGTCGCTGGATATGAGCTGATAGCCGATACCAACCGTTAAACCGCGCTTATTAACGGCGTAGCCGGTGATGCGGTAATAGTTACGCATAGCGCACCTCTGGCAGCTCATTGCCTTCCAGCAAGCCATGCAGATCGCGCAAAGACATATCCAGCATGGCAATCAATGCCTCCAGATAGTCATCGCGGGAATCAGCTTTACTGTCCAATACATCACGCATCAACTCCGCCAGAGAAACCAGGTGGTGGGTGCGTTCGGTTGGATTAACCGGCACATCGTAGGTTTTAAGCATGAGCCACCTCCAGACGGATACGGCCGGCAAAAAAGCAGACGTGATCGCGAACCAGAGAACGGCGGGCATCACGCTCAGAAGGTGCGGCGATATGATGAATTTTTGCGGTAATTGTCGGCATATCGCGGCGAACAGCGGCGATAATCCAGATAAATTGCGGAATTTGGGTAGGGGTAGTAGCCATGGCGGCAGCCTCCTTCAGATAGCGGGTAACGCCACCACCGGAAACGCCAATTTCACTGGTGGTAGCCCAGACAGGGTTGGCGTAACCGGCTCTGAAGGATACCGGCGCTTCCGAAGAAGCCCCTGCCTGAGCCACCATTGCTCTTGAGAGGCGCTGGATTATATACCAACGCTCAAAAAAAGGGTGAGTCAGACTAACGGCACAAAAAAAGACGCTTGGCGCGTCATGTGTCGCCTTCAGAGTTATCAGGACGCCAATCCCGGCACCAGATTTTGCTGGTGCGCTATAACCATAGACCGGGATACCGTCAGGCCGCAAGCCCTTTTTGTTACGGTGCGGCAATTTAAACCTGGTGGTGTGATGGGCCCCACATCCACCGCCGGCGCCGAACAAGCTATCTTCCAGATAGCCAGTTTCCGAACGCTTACTCGCGCGCGTACTTGTCTCGAAACTCCGCCAGGCGTTTTGTGCGCCACCATCAGTGGCCCGCAAAGTGACAGGCTTTGACAGATTCCCGCGGCGGCGCACCTCCTTCATGAAGCGCTCAATGGGCTTTACGCACGGGAACTGGTAGCCCTCGCGATAGAACGTCACGCGGTTGCGCGCCGCAGAGACGATGTTCACCGTCTGGCCCTGCGCGTCGCGGTAGGAGTGACTTGGCAGCGGTATGCTGGGGGCCTTAACCATTAATGAACCTCCAGCAGATCCGGCTGATACTTACGCCATAGCTCGATTTCTTCAGCAGCAAGGCGGGACTTCTCACCTTTACACGACTGCAGGTCTTTACCGCGCTTACTGGCTTTCTTCTTGTACAGCTCTTTGCGCCGAGTATGGTCATTCAGGAACGCGAACGGCACACCGTAGGATCCGGTTTTACGAATGGAAGGGATGACTTCGCGGAATACCCAGTTACTGAAGCGGTGGGCGAACGTACAGGGCGTGGAGGCTTTACGGCTACGGGCAATCAGTTTATAGAAGCCAGATTCTGCGGCCATATTCCAGCTACGCGCCCCGCCGCGCTTACCCGAATGACCCTCAGTTAAAGTTAGGGTCATTACCTCGTCACAATCCAGAGAGGAAACGGCACTGGTTGGATTGCTGATTTCCAGCGCCTGGCAGACGTCTGAGACAACAAACCACGGCTCACCGTAAACATTCACAATGCGCACGGTATACCCCTCAAATTTAATAACTGAAATATCGCTCTCTTCGGCTTGGAATATCTCTTTCTGGCTGGCTACAGGTTGAGGGGCGCCCTCAGAATTGAATCTGCTTTTTTCGATTTTCATTTTGTCGGCTCCGTTATGCGGCGGTGAAGTTGTCCGGGTAGAGGTTCAGAATGTCGGCGATATCCTGCTTAGAAAGCCCGTAGTGTTGGTTGACTGCGGCCATGCGGTTAACGAACTGAATCACCTTCAGCACGTCACCACGGCACGCAAACCGGTAGCGCATGTGCGCCCCGATACCATCAGGATTTTTCTCTTCAAGGCGTTCCAGGCAGATATCAAGCTCGCGCTCAAGCTCGCTCGCATAGTTGCGGCCAGATGAAAGGCGGCAATTGCGCAGGATATCGTTTTCTGTCCACCCACCAGCCCCACAGCGCAGCATGTAGGTACGGGCACGATGTTTCTTCGGGGTGCGTTTTGAGGCTTGAACGGTGTAGGCTGGTGGCGTAACATCAGATCCGCGAATATCTGTGTTAGCCGCCTGTAATGGGCGGTTTTCTTTTTGCATTAGGCCACCTCACCACGAGATTCAGTAATGCGCTGATTAATCCAATCGTCAATTTCACTTTCAATAAAGGCGATCGAACGGGAGCCAATTTTAATTGCGGCGGGAAAACGCTGTTCACTCATAAGACGATACAACCACGCCTTACTGTAGCCAGTGCGTTTCTGAACCTCAGAGAATCGGATTAATGATTTGGACATATTTACCTCGTAAAGTCTATTGCGGTTTACGTGGCATATGATTACACGAATAAATGCTATTTCTTAATACCATTAGGCCTAATGGCTAGTGAGGAATGAATAACCCTAAGGGTAAGGGTTATTAAAGGTAAACTAGCAGTTATCTTACCCTGAGGGTAGCTATATTAAACCCTTAGGGTAAGACTTTTCGACTAGATACAACCCTAAGGGCTGGGGTGATTAGCCACGCTTGATGGGGCATGCAACCATTTCTATTGCTTTTGCTTGGGCATTGGAAAACCCTTTACCTTCAAGGTCTTGAATAATTGCCACCTGATTCCCTCTGGTAGCTCTGTCATTATCAGGATCGTACATGTTCCATTCAGTGTTTCTTATCTGTATCGCCAGAAGGAGGGGATCATCTTTTCTGTATTTGCCCAAAAGAGTAGGTCTTTCACTATTTAACTTTTTGATTTTCTCTTTTAAGAGAGAAATCTCGCTTCTGAGGACGCTTATATCCTCTTCCGAAAATGTTTCTGGCTTCCTATTTTCTCCTGATGTAACAATATCCTCGATTGGAATATCAAGATTAACCCCTAATTTGTCAGCAATAGCCTTTAAGTCAGAACGACGGAAACCATATTTATCAAATTGAGTTGCTGACCAGTGTTCTTCTTTACTTTGCCCCCATCCACTCATTATCCGCTCTCCTATTGTTTATATTTATCAAAAAGGAATATCATCATCAAAATCCATAGGTGCTTCCGATGGAACAATCCTAGTCACGGCGGACGAAGTAAGCGCTGGAGGTAAAACCTCAGGCATCTCATCAAATTCATGAATTACATTCAAAAGGGAATGTAATGATGTATCAGATTCCATGTGGTTATCATCAACCCAAGTAGTTTCTATTGAACCAGCAACACCCTTTTTAACCCACTCAGGCAGTCCTCCATTGGAGTCCTCAATGTAAAGGAAATCGGCAATGTCCTTAAGGCTAACATGAGGCTGATAGAGATGAATTCTTGTTATGAACTCTCGAAGACTGATAAATTCTTTTTTCCGAGCCTTTAGCAACTCAGCAATGTCCAGCATTCCGCCACCTCGCGCCCCCTGATTTTGGCGGCTATGCCAGCCCGCAGAGGTGTACGGGTTTTCGGGGATCAACCTAGACATAGCCTATTCTTTGTTCGTCTACCTAAGTCTACTATCGTCTGTATATACTGTCTATGCATCCAGTCAGGCGCGTTTTCCGAACGAGCCATGGACCACATTTTCACCATTCTCAAGAGCCGCCATATAGTCGGCATACCACTGGAGCATTTCCCGTCGGCCGTCCAGATACTGAGCGTGGTTGTATGTCCCGCGGATTGAGTTCTTATCGACGTGGGCCAACTGCGTTTCAATCCAGGCGGTGTTATAGCCCTGTTCATGGAGGATGGTACTCATGGTGTGGCGGAAGCCGTGCCCGGTCGCTTTACCGTCATAGCCGATTCGTTTAATCACCTGGTTGATGCTGGCCTCACTCATTGGCTTACCGGCATCATTCCGCCCCGGGAAAACATACTTCCCTCGCCCGGTAAGCTGGTGGATCTCTTCCAGCAACTCGCGAACCTGGCTCGAGAGAGGAACGAGATGTGGGCGCCGCATCTTCATTCGCTCTGCGGGGATATTCCAGACGCCTTTGTCAAAGTCGATATCAACCCATTCAGAAGCACGGAGCTCAATTGTCCTGAGCCCGGTAAGCATTAACAGTCGGGTGGCGTTGCGGGTGATTGTGCTGCCGCTGTATTCACTTAGCGCACGGAGAAAATCCGGGATCTGGTCGGCTAAAAGATGTGGGTAGTGCTGTTGCTTGGGCGGCTTAAGTGCGCCAGCCAGATCTGATACAGGGTTGTGTTCCGCTCGACCAGTAATAATGGCGTAGGTAAATATCTGTCGGCAGGCCTGACGGGTTTTTTTGAGTTTATCCAGAACGCCGCGTTGTTCCATCTTTCGCAGGACGTTAAGCATTTCGACCTGGCTGATATCAGTAATCGCCTTTTGCCCGATGAAGGGGAATATATCCTTCTTCAGGTACATCAGAAGATGCTCAGCATAGCCTTCAGACCATGATGTGCTTTTATGGGTATGCCATTCCATAGCCAGGCGTTCAAAGCTGTTTGCCACAGCCTGCTCTTTCGCTTGTTTCTCTTCCTGCTTCTCCTGTCCCGGATCACCACCAGCAGCAAGAACCTTTTTTGCATCCGCACGCTTCTGTCTGGCTTCCGCCAGAGTGATATCAGGATATACCCCCAACGCCAGTAGCTTCTCTTTACCAGCGATGCGGTACTTCAGGCGCCAGTATCGCGAGCCATTGGGGTTCACCAACAGGTAAAGACCGCCACCATCAGACAGCTTATAGGGTTTGTCCTTGGGCTTGGATGTGTCGACCTGGCGGGCTGTGAGCTTCAT